GCGGCCCGCTCCGCGTACTCCCAGGCGATCAGCGACTCGGCGTCACGCTCGGGCAGTTCCACGATCTCGCCGACCCGGTAGGCACCGTGTGCCTTCCTCATCCGTATCCGCACCATTTCTATTTTCGTCATTCGCCCACCCTCCATGCAGTTTCCGGCGGCTTCCGCGTGTTCTGCCACTCAGTCGTGTACTGATATACCGGGCCGGCGAGGTTCCGCCCGGGCCACGTGATCACGTATTCGCCATGCCCAATGCACACGCGAGGCGTCACGTATAGCCGGTTGCCTGAAGCCTTCCACCCCCTCCAAAATCCAATGTCAGAATCGGTTCTGCCTTCGCCGTACCCGCCCTGCGGATCTGGGCTCTCATAGAACCACGGCTTTTTCATCCGCCGCAGGGCCGCCGTCGAGATGATCGTGCACCCAAAATGCGCCGTATCGACTTGCCTCACTGGGTGGCCGAACCACTCCACGGGCACCGACGTGACGCCGCCCTCGGGCGGGTTGTCCAGCGTGTCGAGCAGAGTGAGCATCGGCCTGCCGTCCTCTCTCTTCGTCTGGAGCGGGGCCAACGCATCGCACTGAAAGGTCATTGCCAACGCGAACAGATGTTCGATCTGCTCGCGACTCACGAAGCTGTCCATATCGAGCGTGATAATGAACTCAGTCGTGGGCTCAAACTGCTCTAGCATCCTCGTGAGAACCTGGCTCCAGTAGGCTCCCTGCCCGAGTGTCGGGCGGATGTGCAGCGGCATCAATGCCTCGATAAACCCGAAGGCGTTGATCAGCGGCCCGAATCGTGGGCCAGACAAGACGGCTTCGGCACGCACTTCGACGCGGGAATCACCAACTTGAACGATCACGGCGAGCTCCTAAAAGAGAGACGGCGGGGAGGCTCGTCGCCTTCCCGCCGTCTACTTTCGTTCGCGTGTCAAGTCGATCAGCCGACGACTTGCGTGTTCACGCCCTTGTCGCCTGCCGAAATCGGGCCGGCCTCGCCCTTCGAGAGACGGCACGAGGTCACGATGCCCACCGTGGAAACCGGGGTCGCGAACACCGTGAGGTAGCGGCGCTTGCCGCGGAGATCCACGTCGAAGCGGTGGGCGTAGCCCACGCCAGCCGTGGCGGTCGTGCCAGCGGCCACCGTGTAATCGACGCCCTGCACGTAGAGGTTCGCCGTGCCCGCGGCACCGCTGGTGTCGCTCTGGGCCAGACGCAGCACCGTGGCGGCCGTCGCAGCGGTGGCGGCAGCGGCCGTGAACGGCGTGAAAAGAACGTCGATCGACGCGTAAGCAAATCCGAGCGTGTCGATTTCAAGCGAGTGGGTCGCGTTCGAGGCCACCGAGGCTTCGGCCTTCGACACCGACTTCTGTGCAGCACCAAAATTCATGGGTCAAGTTCTCCTAGAGGATGTCGAGGTATCAGCCGAACCGGAGGGCGACGAGCGGGCCGGCCTTCGTGGTCGAGCCCAGGTCGGACACGACCATCGCGTTGCGAGCCGTAGCAAACGTCAAGGTCTGATCAAACTCGATGTACCGCTCGGAAGCGGTCTTGATCGAGATGGCACGCCGCTCGCCGAAGATCGCCGCCTGGCTCAAGTCGCCGAACAGGGCGGCCACCTGGCCGGTCGTGCCGCTCACGCGGCTCTCCATCGGCTGCACCAGCGTGACGGGGTAGCCCAGGAACGTCTCGCCGAAGCCGGCGGCGATGTTGCCCGAGTTGTTGCCGCCAGCGTTGGACGTGCCGCCGGGGAGCATGGCGAGCCGCAGCATCGCCGAGCCCCAACCGGCCGGGGAGATGTACCAGCGAGCGTTCCGGTTCCTCGCAAAGAGCGGGAGCCGGGCCAGCACGTTGGTGAAGTCCCGCATGGTCAGGTCGCCGAAGGTCGTGTTGCCCGTGGCAGTCACGACGCTCGCCGAGTAGGCCGACTGGAGAACCTTCGTGCAGACGCCGGTCACGCCGTGGAAGCCCAGCCCGCCGTCACCGATGAAGCCGGCGTTGTCGAAAGCCTCGGCAAACGCCTGGCCCACTTCAACCGCCATCGCATCGGCGAGGTCAATCACCGAGTCTTCGAGCAGCGAGTTCGGGGTGCGGTTCGCCACGCCCCAGATTCTCGCGTTGAGCTCGACGTTGTCGAAGGTCACGTCGCTCTGAGTCACTTCGACGTTCTCGCCGACCGGGCGGGCGACCAGCCCGCCGGTGCGACGCGGGTACACGAGCGTGTCGGAGTTCATCACGGCCCGCTTCGCGTACTGCGGGAACACACCAAACTCCTCGACAAGCCGGATGATCTCATTGCTGAGTTCAGGGCTCGAAAGGACACCGCCGAGCGAATTGATTCCGCCGGCCTGGGCGCGGGTCTCGACGCTGTGATCCTGGCACCACCGACGGGCTTCGGCATCGCCGAACACGTAGCCCTTCAGGTGCATGCCCGCACGGTACGCGGTCTCGGCGTCCTTGAACGCGCGAAGGTTGTTATGGCTCTTCGGCACGGCGTACTCACGCTTCTCCACGGCAGTCTCCTTCGACTCGGGGGTCTCGATCGCCTTGGCCGGAGCAGCACGCTCCAAAACGGCCCGCAGTTCGCTTTCCTTCACCTGAACGCGCTGCACGAACTCAATCCGCTCGCGGAGCTTGTCGGCCCGGCCTTCGAGTGAACGAAGGGACGCCTCCTGCTCCTCGGTCATCGGCGCGGTCTCGCCCTCGGGGGCGTCTTCGGTCATCGCCTCCATCTCGGCGACAACGGCAGCGAGTTCATCGAGCAGAGCCTTGAGCTTTTCGACAGCCACGTGAGCGTCTCCTGTGTTCGGGGGCGGCGACCGATGCCGCCGATACCCTCACGCTACGGAGACGAGGCCCAACCCTTGCAGCACACGCACGGCGGGCAGTAAAGGAGTCAGCCCGCGGCCTTGAGCCGGCGAACCTCGGCAGACGGCAACACGTGCTTGTCTGTGCAGCCGCAATCGCGGCAGCGTAGGTAGCGAATTTGGTACTCGCCCTGCCGCTGGCTCGATGCCACCAGCAACCGCCCGCACTTGCACTGCGGGCAGTCGTCGCCCGATTTAGCGGCCATGCTTGCCCAGGTACTCGCGGAGTTTGTTCGCCTGCTTGCGGAACGTAGCACGCTTGGCAAGCGAGGCGGCACGCTTCTCGACCTCCGCTTCGCGCGTTTGGCGGAACTGGTCGAACGACCGCTTCGCCACCGCCACGTCGGAGTCGGGGTAAGCCGGGAACGTGGTCGGGGAAACGTCGATCAGAGAATCGACCGCCTTGATCGTCCGCACGCTGCGGCCTTCCTCGACGCTCCACTCGTCGCCGCCCTTGGCGACTTGGAACGCGAAGGAACTGCCCTTCACGATCCCCGCTCGAATGTTGGCGGCGATGTCGCGGCCATAGGTCGTGTCGGGCACCGGGAACTCGTATCGGAGCCCGATGTCGTCCACCGTCAGCCGCAGCGTCTCGGGGTAGCGTGCGAGTGGGAAGTTCGCGTCGTGGTTCCACAAGGCCCGGGTCTGGAGCGGCTTCTTGCGGCCACGCCGCTCGGTGACAAGGCCGAACGCGCCGGGGTCCAGCCGCTCCACAAAATCCCCTAAGTCCAAACTGAGAACTCCAAATTTCGCGGCATAGCCGACGACCCACTCGCGGGGCTCGCTTTCACCTTCCTCGCTCCGCGTCTCGACTGCGAGCAGCGGTGTGTCGGATTCGACTTCGTCAAGGATTAGGGAGCGGCGTTCGATTGCGTTGACCATGCTTCGGTTCTCCTCATCTGCGGCGTTCATCTGTTCCACGAGTTTGCGGCTCCAAGCCCGGCCGGGATCGGAGCCCCACAACGCCCAGGCGATACGCCCGTTGCTCGGGAATCCGTTATCGCCTGGGTTCCATCCTTTGCCTTGCTTGTCGATCTCATGCCGGTCGAAATACGCCTTCATTCGGCGGGCGGTCTCGGGCGAGATCGTCGCGCCGTTCGAGAGGTCGCGAGCCCGGGCGATGCCGACCGCCGTGCCGCCACGGCCGTACTCGCTGCGCCAGGCCAGACCCTTCGCGGCTTCGTCGCGGACGCCAGCCGGCGGCGTGAAGTCGATGTGGTCGTATCTAGCCGCCACGCTTGCGCCCCTTCCGCTTTGGCTTGCTGTATGCCTTCTCCTCGACCGGCGGCGGCTCGGGCAGCGGGTCGATCTTCGTGAGCGTCGCGACCTTGTGGCCGACTTGCGTCTCGGTCGCACGCCAGCCGCCGCTCACTTCTTCGTAGAGCGTGATGAGGGCGGCCGGGTCTTCCTCGCTCGCGTCAATCTTGAAGTCAGTGCCCGGCACGTCCAACGTGCCGTAGTCCATGACGTGATCAATTCGCCCGCGAGCACGACCGCCCGATGAGTCCCACGACACGAAGTCGCCTTCGGCCACGGCGTCGGGAGCTGCACGCTGCTCGTCGCTTTCGATGACGGGCGGTTCCGGCGGCACGGCGTCGCGCTGCCCGGGTTGAGTCGGCAAAGCAATCGGCGTCGTGTTCGTACCGGCGATGATGGCATCGACCGTGGAGGCCGGAACGCCTGGGAACGCCGCGGCGATGATCGCCTTCGCCCCCATCTCGTTCAGAAGCCCCGCATTGTATTGAGTCACGATTTCCAAGAGGCTGGAAACTTGGGCACCGTTGAGAGAAACGTCTGCGATCTGCGGGCCTTCGTCCGCAGCCGGCGCTGCTTCTGCCGCTGCCAGCCCACCTTCGACTGCCTGGCCGTCGATCCCGCTCCCGGGCTGTTGCTGTGCGAGCACGTCGCCCGCTGTCGGCTCCTGGCCCAGCGTGCCCATGTTGAGCGGACGGTAGCGGGTGTCTCCGCCTTCGACCGGGTTCAGCCCTTCTTCGGCTCGGATGTCGTTCGTCGAATAGACGCCCAAATCCCACAACTGACGATACAGCCCGGAGCGGCTCGTGGAGTCGGCACGCAGCATGAAGCGGGTATCGAAGGAAACCTCGAAGCGGTCATCCTCTACGATCAGATCGCGGGTGAACGCAGACTCGAAGCGATGCAGCCACGGCATGATCGTGTCGGTGAGGAACTCCTGCGACGAGGATTCGAGCGACCCGGGCGGCATCGCCCCAGCGGCTTGAATCTTCCAGGCCGGCACGCGCCAGAGTCGGCAGATTTCCTCGATCTGAAAACGCCGCCCCTCAAGCCACTGGCTGTCGGTGTTCGTGTTCTGCGGGAGGCCGAACGGCTTGAGACCGCCGGTGAGTACGGCAGTGCGATGGCTGTTGCCGACGCCGGCGTGCTTGCGGTCCCACTGGCTCGCGAGCGTCTCGCGGGCTTCGGCGTTGAGTTGCCCCTCGGTCGAGAGCACAAAGCCGGGCCGGGCACCGGCGGCGAAGTACCGCGCCCCGTGAAGTTCGTAGGCCCGAGCCAACGCGATCGCGTCCTTGCACGTCTCGACAGGAGACAGCCCGTTGATGCCGTCTTCGGTGAGCCCGCGGATGGCGAGGATCTGCTCTTGGTTGTAGACCGTCTCTTGCCCCTTCTCTTCGCGATACTTGTAGCGGAGTTTGCCGTTCTCCAACCGCTCCACCTTCATCCGCGACGGGTGCAGCGGAATCAGTTGCTCGGCCGATCCAGACTGCCCCGGCACGATCTCGCAATAGGCGACGTTGTAAAGCCCCGCGTGGAGCATCAACTGGCAACGCCACTCAAACGATGTCTGCCATCCGTTCGGCTGGAGGTTCAGCCGGCGATAGAGCGGGAGTTCGGTCGCGCGTCGCTTGCCGCCGTCACGCATCCGCTCGAGCACGTGGAGGGCAGGAGTAGCCACCGCCTCCGCGAGCACTCGAATGCACGCAAACACGGTCGAGACCATGAGCGCGTTGTCTGGGCTGATCCGAACTCCGGCCGACGAGCGGCTGCCTGCGTCCTCGTCCCACATGCGTTCTTCGTTCGGGAGCCAGAGGATACGGTTCTCGTTTCGTGCGATCATAGGAAGAAGATTTCGGGGGCTGCAGAGTGCTGTTCGTTGCCCAGCCACACGGCGAGGGCTTCGCACGTCGCGATGATTCCGTCGATCCGCTCGGTGCTCTTGCTCTTGCTCGGGAAAATA